TTTTAAAAATAATCAAATGAAATCTATTATTGAAGAACAGCTTGAAGATAACATTGATGATTATGTAGATCAAATGAACCATCAAAAAATAAAAGCATTAATTATGGCTGATAAGAAATTACAATCAGTTATTAGTACAGCTGCTTATGGTAAAGCAAAGTATGAGAAAAAAATTGACATCAAAGAAGAAGCTAAAAAGATAAAAGCTGATCTATCTGCAAAAGAAGAATTAATAGTCAGAGAGGCTGTTGATAGATTACAAGAACAAATGGATCTTCCAGGTCCAGATGATGAGGATTATATCAATAGACCATGATAATTAAGGATTATACACCTCAACAATTAAAAGGTTTTATAAGACCAGCAATAGTCGAAACAGAATTTGGATTAGATAAAGGAATGCTAGAACACCTGAGAACTTGTAGCCGAGATGAAGGAAAATTAAGAGGTCCAATGTTTTTAAAAGATGGTAATTGTATTCTTTATCAAAGAGCATCTATCATAAATTGGCTAAAACAAACGATGTTCCAAGATGCGGAAACTGACGAAACAGCCGAAACTCCAAAAAGAAAAAGATCTCAAGTAAGTAAGTAACTAAACCAAACAAACCAACCTCACATATAATAAAAGTTTTTGTCGGAGTATCACAGCTCCATGATATTAAAAACAAAACTTATAGATCCTTTAGAGGAATTAAAATTAGACGGTTTTCAAAAATTAAATGAACTCCTAAAAATTAATCATCACTCCCCCACTTCAAGCTCAATGCCAGAAGGTATTTATGCTTTTAGATATTTATTTTCTACTCAAGAACAAAGAAGAGAGTTTGATGGTAACGCTAACATGGCAGCTGGTGTTGCAGTCAACGATGCTGTTCAATGGCATTACTCACATGACATCTGGTCCTTCAATCCTAATCAAAGAAAACTTGCACCACATAAAAATACAAAACTTTCTAAAGAAGAAGCTATTGCAAAAGCAATGGATAAATTTAAGGAGTATGTTCCAGTAAACGAAAAAGATAGAGAAAAAAAAGAACACTTCCTTGAGACAATACCTCAAACAATTCAACAAGGCTTTTTAGCTTTTGAAAAAATTGGAATATTAAATTCAGAAAAGGTTGTTGCAGAAGATAGCATCAATCATATTGATCACAGACTTTCTTTACCAGTTGTTGGTAGAACTGACGTACACTTCACAGATTTTAATGTATCAGAGCGATCTGATGCAGCGTCATCGCAATCTTTCATATCTAGCGATGCTCCGTTTCTTTCGGTCTGTGAATTGAAAACCAGTTGGCAACGACCAGGTAAAGTAAAGAAGGATGGCACTAGGTCTTTTGCTTCGGCTAAACTGCCATCTACTCCGTTAGTTAATCATTTGCAGCAGTTGGCTTTTTATTGTTTCAGCCTAAGAAAATTAAATAGGATCTATCCTTATCTTATTTATCTAACTGCAGATGATCACATGGTCTTTACTGAAAAAAATTGTGCTGATTTAGAAATACAAAATCTAAATAATTATTACGAACAACTTATTAAAAACTGTATTCGTAAAGAACGACTGCTTGCTAGATATATAGATCTTGAAGAGCCTGACATGATCTTAGCTGAAATAGCTAAAGATGTTGAGCCTGGATTTGATCATCAATTCTACTGGAATATTGGATCTAAACACCTGGCCAGAGCTAAAAAGATTTGGAGCAATACATAATGTCTCCGCAACTCATCAACTACACAACATTAATCATAGGAGGTTATTACATATGTCAGCTGATAAATTAGTCTCTACCATTAACGATTTTAAGAAGTCATTAAACGGTCAGACTATAAAAATTCATTCGAATGACTACGCTACAGTAGCATTACGGATTGGAATATTAAGAAGAAATCTAGGTACAGCAGCAACAATAGCATCAACGCTTGAATTTCAAGATGATAAAAAAGTTATTGTTAAAGCTCAAGTCTTTATAGACAACAAGCTTGTATCTACTGGACTAGCTGAGGAGCTTAGAGCTGCTAGTCGTATCAATCAAACTTCTGCGTTGGAAAACGCTGAAACATCTGCTGTTGGAAGAGCTTTAGCAATGCTTGGCTTAACCAATGACAAGATAGCTTCTGCAGAAGAAGTATCTGGAGCGATAGTACAATCGGACCAGAGACTAACAGAAGCATTAACTGAGCTTGATAAGGTCTCTCATCTCGGTGCTTACAATGAATGGTTATCAACTAACAAAGAACTTATGCAAAAGGTTAAGCAACAAGACGCTTATGCTTGGCAACTGTTCTTAGAAAAGTTTAACCAAATCAAAAAAAACCTAGAGACTAAAGGAGTTATCCAAAATGGATGATCAAACTAAAGAACGTAAATCGTTAGGAGTAGTATTTCCTAACATCAATAAAGAAAACCCAAAAAGTTATGACCTTAAAGGAACTATAACTTTGCCTGATGGAAAAAAATATAGAGTTGGTGCTTACAAAGCTGAAGCAACTGGTTCTGGAAAATTACCTAAAGGTTCAACTTATTACTGGATGCATAGAGTAGAAGAGCTTGAATTAAATCAAGCCGATACTTCATTTGATCCAGCAAACCTGGAGTAATAAAAAATGGATACTGAAAAGTACAAGTCGATTGCATTATCAATGGACACTTATAAAAAGCTGAGAACATTATCAGACGAACAGTTTGAAATGCCTCAAAGTCTTGCAAAGACTGCTTCGTATTTTATTAACGCTGCCTTTTCTGCTCATGCAGATAGCAAAGATAAAAATGTCAAACGAAAAGCTTAAACAGATCCGTCAAGCCAAAGAGCAAGAATATGGTCCTTTTGCTTCCAATTTAGAACGTATTGGAAAATCTTGGACCGCCTTGCTTGGTTTAGACTTTGATATACCAGCTCATGATGTTGCCAATATGTATGTTGCAGCAAAATTAATTAGAGCTGTTGGCTGCGATTTTAAACAAGATACATACGATGATGCTGAAAACTATCTGTATCAAGCAGAGCTTATGCATAGAAGAGAACATAAATCTTTTGAAATTCTTAAAGAACAAATGACACCTTCTGAACCTGATGCAAATACAAGAATGCATGATGCTTTAAAAGCTGAACATAAAACTAACTATCCAAAAGATGAACCAGATGAGCAATAAAGTTATTAAATTTCCTAACACTCCAGCTAATCAGCTGTCAGAAACAGCGAAGTTAGCAATGGAAATGGAGACAGAGAAAAATATGTATCAAGAAAATATCGAATGGATGATGCTGAAAAATGACTGGGATAAGCTTCCAGATATTGACGGTAGGTCCTTAGATATGTTGGCTTTGTTTGGCGATGTAATGGTTTTTACACCTGAAGTTAGTCAAAGAATTATCTGCAAGTTAGCAGAACAAATTAAAAAAAATCAAATCACAGATCCATTGGAGGAATATTTATCATGAGTAGAAAAGAAGGAGATAAAGCTTACGCAACATACGTACATTACCAGGCATTCAGTTCAGATATGCCAATACACCAAATTAACCAGACAAACTGGTACTTAAAATTTGAAGATAACTTACCAGCATTTTTTATTAAAGCTGATGATGTCTTTCGACAAATGCCACCGTTGGCGTTCTTTGCTACAGCAGAGAGATCTACAATTTATGATTTTACTGGCTGGCAAGAACAAACGGAAACTTACTTTAAATTAACCATAGAGGAGATTAAATGCCTAACAGACAAAGAACACCTGAAGAACTTGCCTTCAATGCCACCGTTGGAAGCAACATCAAGTACATTAGAAAATTAAATAACTATACACAAAGCAGAGTTGGAAAAGCTATTGGAACTACTTTCCAGCAAGTACAAAAATATGAAAAAGGAGCTAATGGAGTAAGCGCACTCAAGCTGAAACAGTTAGCAGAATTTTTTAAATTAAGAGCAGATGTAATTATAGATCCAAACTTCATTGAATATCACAGAGGATTAACTCTTAGGAATGAAGCTAAAGATTTTGAACACACAATACAGATGGAGAAACCATGCCAGTCATAGATAGTAAATACGTTGAGATAGAAATCCAAGAACAAACAATGCCTGGTGCAGCTAGACACTACTGCATATCAGTAAAGTTTGAACCAACAGATCATAAAAGTTTAGAGATCCAAAGCATATTACTTAGTGACTTTGAGCCATTAATTAAATGGACCAGAGATAATGGTAGGACTGTTACACAAATTGGAGAAGAGAAGATTGCTGAACTAAGTCCAGAGAAAAGAGATATTGCTTCTTTAGAAAACGATGTTCGATTGTATCAAGTAGAAGTGGACCAGCTCAAACAAGAAATAACGGAGTTGAAGAATGTCAAAAATAATTAAAACTACTACTGGTCAAGCTGAC